CATAACATGTCGGAAGACAATATTGAAAATTTGCCGTCTATAGAAGACTATAAAGATAATTCGGAAGAATTGCCATCAGTAGATGAGTTTATATCGGAGGAAAAAGAATTACCCTCTGTACAAGAATTTATTGTAGAAGAAGAGATAAAGGAAGAAGTCAAAACAGATAATTGGAAGGATGATTATACACCAACTGAATATGAAACTGTTGATGTAATCAAAGCACCTCAATGGGGTGAATTGGTTCGCATGGTAAATGATGTTAGGGAAAGCATCCCTGATATCCCAGAAATTAAATATTATGATAAAGAACTTCAAGAACTTTCAGAGCACTTAGAAGAATTAAAAGAAAGTATTCCAGAAGTTCCAGAAGTAAAGTATTATGATACTGAGGTAGAAGCAATATGTGAACAGATTGATTTAGTAAGAGAGGAGGTAAAAAATCTTCCTGAGGTAAAATACTATGATGAGCAATTAAATACCATTGAAGAGAAGATCAAAAATCTTCCAGAACCAAAATATTATGACGGTGAGATAGAAGCAATATGTGAAGCTATTGATCAAGTTAAGGAACAAATTCCTACTTTTCCAAAATGGGTAAATGAAGTAAATGAGGTTCCTGATTTTTCATGGATCGGAAAAACTTTTAGTGTAATTGATGATGATTTTATTAAGGTTGGAGATCATATCAAAGATCTTAAAATTAAGTTTGATTCTGATCTTGAAGAGTTGAGTGAGACTGTAGATCTTAAAGATTTTGAACAAAGAATAGAGATAAAAGAACTAAAGGAAGCTAAAGATAAAATATATGATGAATTAAAAGAAGCAGCAATTAAAATTTGGGCACATCATGATGAGTTTAAAGATGATGATAGAAAATTAAAGAAAAGTATTTTAAGTAAGTTAAACGAGACTAAACAAAAGATTGAGAAACAAATCTCTGAATCTTATAATAAAAGTTATGAGTCTAATAAGAACCTCAAGGTTTACTTTGAGGGTCTAAAAGAAGAGATTGCTAATCTTCCTGAACCAAAATATTATGATGATAATATTTCAGAGTTAAAGAAGAGTTTATATAGTCTTGATCAAAAGTATACAGATCAGACAACTAATATTGCTGAACTTTATAAGATTGTTGAGGAATTAAAAGAACAGCAAACATTGACAGAGGGACTCTTAAATGAACCCCCTACATATGCACAATCTGTTGGTGGGCAACCTGATCCTCTTACTCCATTAGATAAGAAATTTGCAACGGTTGAGGATTTATCAAAGCATTACACTTTATTTGTCAATAGAGTACAGCAACAGTTAGCAACATTTGGTGGAGGTGGTGCTGTAAGATTTGATACCTTAGATGATGTTGGAATATCAACCTATGCCATAGGAAGTGCATCAGGAATAGCTACAGGTAATCTCTTAATTTATGATGAGCATTTAAAACTAATTGGTATTCGTAGTGATGAGATAGGTGGATCTGGAACTGGTATCAGCACAGTATGGGAGACCACTTCAGTTGGTATTCATACAGTGGTTCCTGTTGGAATAGGGACTACAGCAAGAGCTCATTTCCCTCTATTTGTTGGAAAGGTAGGAGTACAAACGGTAGCATTTTTTGATGGTGATATTTCTGTTGGTGGCACAATATTTTATGAGGATGTTCAACATGTAGATTCTATTGGTATATCTACATTTAGAACTGATGTTCAGATTGGTAATAACTTATCTGTTGTAGGGTTAACAACACTAGGTTCTGGTAATGGAATCGGAACTGTACAAATTGGTACGGGTAATACTGCCCTCTATGTGGACGGTGATGCTCGTGTGGTCGGTATACTCACCATAGGTCGAGCATCTGTAACAATTGATGGTACTACTAATAAGGTTACTATCGGTGATGAAGATGTCGTTATTTCAAATTCAAGTGTAACCATTGGTGATAATGTAACCATTCAAGCTGGTGCGTCTGGTATTAACTCTGCACCTAATGTTTTCTATGTTGCAAAAGATGGTAGCGATTCTAATAACGGAACATCTATTGATAATGCTAAACTAACCATTGCTGGTGCAGTTGGGGTTGCCACATCAGGATCAACAATTAAGGTGATGTCTGGTAATTATCAGGAAGCAAATCCTATTGAAGTTGGTGCTAATGTATCGATTGTGGGTGATGATCAAAGATCTGTTAATGTTAGTGGAACAGCAGCTCATAAAGATATCTTCTCAGTAAGAAAAGGAGTTAAGTTAGCAAACATGACCTTTACAGGTCATGTAGGATCTGCAGCTGCAGTTGGATTCCCTACAGGAGAAATTGCAGAGAACGTTGGTGGTGGTAAGTGGAAAGGCCCTTACATTCAAAACTGTACAAGTAATACAACAACTGGTGTAGGAATAAGAATTGATGGTAATCAGGCACGATTACTTAAGACGATGAACGTGGATGCTTTCACTCAATACAATCAGGGTGGAGTAGGAGTTGCAGTCACCAATCAAGGTTATGCTCAATTAGTATCAGTGTTTACCATTTGTTGTGATGAAGCGATTACCTGTCATGCAGGAGGACAAGCAGATGTTGCTAATAGTAACTGTAGTTTTGGTACATTTGGACTGATTTCAGATGGTAAGAGTCCTCTTCAATATACAGGAGTTGTTACCTCTGTCGGTACTGCAGCTCAAGATGAAATCACTGTCAATGTAGGAATCACAACCTTTACCATATCAGGTGTTGCCTATACTCATACCACTGGTGAGGCAACTGTGACCACTGTTGGAGCACATCCTTTCCAAGTAGGAATGGGAGTAAGTCTTGCTGATATTGGATTCTCATGTGACTTTGGATTTAAAAACTATCCTGAGAAAAGACCTTTTGTTTTTAGGGTAGAATCAGTTCCTTCTGCAAATACCTTCACTGCAAATATAGGAATTTCCACACTTGCTCATACTTATGTGGGTGCAGGTGCATCTGCTGGAACTGCAAAGATTGATGTTGATAGACCTTATAATGGTCAAATAGTTTACTTTGATGAATTATACGAATCAGTTGAAAAAATTACTGTTACAAATGGAGGAAGTGGATATACATCTACTCCAACTATTACCTTGGATGATCCTACTGGCCCTAATGGAGAGACTGCCACAGCATTTGCAACTCTTGAAGGAGAATCAATTGCATCTATTACTATTATTAGTAGTGGAAGTCAGTATACCGAAACTCCTGATGTAACCATTAGTGGGGGTGGTGGTTCCAGTGGAGCTGCTACTGCTGTTATGTCTCCCATCTATTATACAATAAATAGTTCAACACCCGTAGTGTCTGGAATTACTACATTAACTCTTGATGAAAATTTAATTAATACTGTAGGTGTTGGAAGCACTGCATTCTTCCATCAACAAAGTAAAATTATTGCTAGTTCTCATACTTTTGAATATATTGGTTCAGGTAATACTATTACTCAAGCTACTCCTAAAAGAGGTGGAGTTACAATTCAAGAAAATGAAGTTGTAACTACTAATGGTGGGAGTGTGGTCTATACCAGCACAGATCAATCAGGTAATTTTAGAATAGGTGATGACTTCCAAATTAATCAAACTACTGGTACAATTAGTGGAAGATCCTTTAGTAAGAGTCTATTCTCTGAAATGACACCATTTATCCTAGCACTAAGTTAAGATGGCACAATTAGCACTAAATAGATTTCAAACCGAAACTCTTGAATTAACAACTTCAACGCAGACAATGTATACTGCTCCCACGGGGTATACTGCGATTGTTCTTTATGCACATATAACTAATTACGGGTCTTCTGATACTAGTGTAACAATGTCCCATGTTAGAAGTAGCACCACAACAGAAATTATAAAAGGTGCTAATGTCCCCGTTAATGATGCTTTTGTACCTATGGATGGAAAATTAGTATTAGAGACAAATGATTCTATAAAAATTTCTGCTGGTGCAAATTCAACTTTGAAATGCATTTTAAGTATTCTAGAAACTGCAACTTAAACCCATGCCATACATAGTCGGAAACGAGACAACCAGTAAATTGTCAATGGAGAATGGTCTGGTTCAGTCAGCAACAGTAACAACCACTTCAACAGGTGCAGCTGCTTTAGTATCCCTAACTGCATCTACTTATAGATCTGTTGATTATCAAGTGCAAGCTGTAAAAGGAAGTAGTTACAATACCTCATTAATAAAAGTGGTTCATGATGGAACAAATACATATATGACAGAATTTGGTAATGTAAATCAACCATCTGTTGGTATTGCAACCTTTTCAACTGATATCAATAGTGGAGATCTTAGGTTACTTGGTTTCCCATCTTCATCGGATAGTACAGTCTTCAAAATCATCTTCAGTGCAATAAAATCATAAATATAAGGGTAGAGTTGTTTATTTCATGAAAAAGTGTCCTCCAGGTGAGTACTATTGTTATCAATCTAAAAAATGTAAACCTATTCCTCGTGGTTATCATGTAGGGGGTAGAGGGTTTCTTGAAAAAGATAATGAGAATGGAAAGAAAAATGGTAACGGTAACGGAACCAATGGTAATGGTAATGGTAATGGAGGTAATGGCAACGGCTCTAATGGTGGTGGTAACGGTGGAGGAATGAGTGAATCCACAATGCTACCAAGAAGAACAGGAAATATAATAGATGTATATGTTGGTTGGAGAGGAAAAGGTTACATGATAAAAATGTTTTTCCCTCAAATCAAACGCCCTTCACGCAGAGAAGTGCTGGATCAAGTGAGAAAAGTGTATCCAGGTGCTCAACTCTGGTCTTACCAAGTTTCCAATTATGAACCAGGAGAACCTCTCCTCCAGACAGGAGGAAGAAACTAAACAGTTAAAAAAGAAAGTAGAAAATTTAGAAAGAATATTAGAACTACAAAGAAGAACAATTGAACACGATCAAAAATTTGGACATTATGAAATGATGTAGGAGGTTATTATGGATGATGTTTACTTAGGCAATCCGCTTTTAAAAAAAGCAAATGTAGCACAAGAATTTACTCAGGAACAAATTCTTGAGTTTATGGCTTGTAAGAATGATCCTGTTTACTTTGCAAAACAACATGTAAAGATTGTTTCTCTTGATGAAGGTCTTGTTCCTTTTAAACCTTATGATTTTCAAGAAAAGTTAATTAGAAACTTTCATGAGAATAGGTTCAATATATGCAAGATGCCTCGTCAGACTGGTAAGTCTACAACATCGGTATCCTACTTATTACATTATGCAGTCTTTAATGATAATGTAAATATTGGTATTCTTGCTAACAAAGCAGCCACTGCTAGAGACTTATTGGGTCGTTTACAAACTGCTTATGAAAATCTCCCGAAGTGGATGCAGCAAGGAATTATAGCATGGAATAAAGGTTCACTGGAGTTAGAAAATGGTTCTAAAATCTTGGCGGCTTCCACTAGTGCTAGTGCTGTTCGGGGTATGTCTTTCAACATCCTCTTCTTGGATGAGTTTGCTTTTGTTCCCAATCACATCGCTGAGTCTTTCTTTGCTAGTGTTTATCCTACTATTACTTCT